TCTTGGTATAATACCGATTAACGAAGAAAATCAATGTGTATGGGGATGTGTTGACATAGATTCATACGCAGGTTTTGATCACAAAAAATTAATAGATAAGATAAAACAATTTAATCTGCCTCTGGCCGTGTGTAGGTCAAAGAGCGGAGGAGCACACGTCTTTCTCTTCTCCGAACTACCCGTAGCTGCAGAAAGAATGAGGGATAAGTTAACAGAAATAAAAACACTACTAGGATATGGCGGATCGGAAGTCTTTCCAAAACAAATTCAATTAAAATCATCAGATGACACAGGTAACTTTTTAAACCTACCATACTTTGGTGGTGAAAATACTACACGTTATGCATTTAGAGCAGACGGTGAAGCTGCAACATTAGAAGAATTTTACACTATATACAGTGATATAAAACAAACAGACATTACAAAAATAAAAATAGAAAGACCTGTAACAGAATATTCAGATGCTCCACCATGCATAGAACTTATGGCTATGAATAAAATACCAGAAGGTGGTAGAAATAATTCTATGTTCCATTTTGGTGTGTATGCTAAAATGAAATGGCCAGCAGAATGGAAGAGTAAGATGACTTTGTTTAATGCAACAGCATCGACTGTGCCACTAAGTGAATCTGAAGTAGAAATAATTAAACGTCAGCATGATAAAAAAGAATGGGGTTACAAATGTAATGATACCCCTATGTGTAATTTGTGCGATAAAAAATTATGTAGAGAAAGAAAATACGGTATTGGTGAAGAGATAGTATTTCCTGCACTGACTGATCTACAAAAAATTAAATTAGAAAAACCTTATTATTATCTTAATGTAGATGGACAAAGATTACATCTTGAGAATGTAAAATTTTTAAAACAACAAAGTTTATTTCAAGAAGCAGTGATGGAACAATTAGATTTTATGGTTCCAACAATAAAACCAAAAGATTGGATGAATGTTATAAATCCATTAATGAAAAACCATGAACCAATAGACCCACCAGAAGGTGTAACTACACAAGATCAATTACAAAATCATTTAGAAGAGTTTTGTTTAGATAGACACATAGGATCAGATATAAAAGATTTAAAACGTGGAGGAGTATTAACAAAAGATGGTTATCATCATTTTATATTTGATAAATTTTATAATCAGTTTTTACTTAGAAGACGTTGGGATGTACCGTATTCACGTACAGCACAGATGTTAAAAGAAACATGTAACTGTGATGACAAACGTATTGGTAAAGAAAGAATATCTGTATTTGTAGTTAAACAGTTTGATAAAAAAACTGATGATTACAATCAAAAAGAATTAAAACCAAAGGATCCATTTTAATGATTGATTTAATTTTATTAGTAGTTCTTACAGCTGCATGGATATGGGTAACTGTATGAGAACGATTGTATTGGGACCACCGGGTACAGGTAAGACTACAACTTTGTTAAACAAAGTAGATGACTATCTTAAACAAACTGATCCTGACAAGATAGGTTACTTTGCGTTTACACAGAAAGCTGCGCACGAAGCAAGAGACAGAGCAATTAAAAAATTTAATTTGACAGAAGATGATTTACCATACTTTAGAACATTACACTCACTAGCATTTAGAAAACTAGGTATGAAAAAAGATGATGTTATGCAATCTAGGCATTACAAAGATTTAGGTAAGAAGTTAGGTTTCCCTGTAGCATATGCTAGTTATGCAGAAGAAGATGGTTTGTTTACATCAGACAGTGAATATTTAAGAATTATACAATTAGCAGAATTAAAAAATATAACGCCAGAACAACAGTTTGATTTAAGAGAACACACACAAGACCTGGAAAGAAGCACACTTAGAATTATACATAACGAGTTAGCAAGATATAAAAAAGAATATAATTTAATAGATTTTAATGACATGATTACAGAGTTTACAAAATCAGATAAATCTCCAAAGTTTGATGTAGTATTTATTGATGAAGCTCAGGATTTGTCACTCATGCAATGGGAGATGGCAAAATCTATATGGAATAAAACAAATGACACTTTTATTGCTGGTGATGATGATCAAGCCATATACAAATGGGCTGGTGCAGACGTAGATTCTTTTATAGCATTAAAAGGACAATACTTACCACTAACTCAGTCTTATAGAATACCCGCTAAGGTGCACAATTTAGCAATGGGTATTATAAATAAAATTAAAAATAGAATAGATAAATCTTGGGAACCTAGAATTAGTCAAGGAACTATACAAAGACATTTTGATGTAGATAGTATTGATATGTCACAAGGAGATTGGTTAATTTTAAGTAGAACTAAATATTTATTAGAAGAAATAGAAGCGTCCTTATATAGAAAAGGTTTTTATTATAAAACTAAACATAAAAGAAACACAGAAAAAGAACTACACGAAGCAGCTACATCTTGGGAGCATCTAAGACAAGGACAATTAATATCTTACAAAGAAATAGAAAACATAATTAAATTTATGGGTCCTAAAAATTGGCACGCTAAAAAAATAAAAGGTATGGCCAAAGGTTCTTTTTATGGAATAGATCAACTTGTAAAAGATTATGGTCTACAAGTTAAAACAGAATGGTATGAAGCATTTGACACCGCAGGTCAAACTAAAGTAAACTACTTGCGTAAAATGAGAAAGAACGGAGAAAAATTAAACGAGCCACCTAGAATTGAATTATCTACTATTCATGCAGCAAAAGGTGGAGAAGCAACCAATGTTGTGTTATTAACAGGTCTTACAGAAAATACTATGCGAAGTTATGAAAGAAATCCAGATGACGAGAATAGATTATTTTATGTAGGTGCAACACGAACGAAAGAAAATTTACATATAATAGAACCAAAAAATTATGGAAAGGGATATATAATATGAGTGCATACGACAAGCAGATTGCAGGATCACACTACCAAGGATTTAAAATACAACCAAGTAAGTTTGTAATTGAAAATAAAATGTTATTTCCAGAAGGATGTGCAATTAAATATATTTGCAGGCATCCTCACAAAGGAAAGAAAGAAGATTTATTAAAAGCAATTCACTTTATAGAAATGATAATTGAAAGGGACTACGATGCAGATACCTCTATTTAAACCACAAACAGAATGGCTACCACCAGAAAATTTTCCAGACTTATCTAAGTATGATGAGATTGCAATTGACTTAGAAACTAAAGATCCAGAGCTAATGAAAATGGGATCAGGATCTGTAGTTGGTAAAGGTGAGGTTGTTGGTATTGCTGTTGCTGTTACGGGTTGGTCCGGATATTATCCGATCGCCCACGAAGGCGGTGGTAATATGAGTCGTGCAAAAGTTTTAAAATGGTTTCAAGGTGTATTAGATACACCTGCAGATAAAATATTTCACAACGCCATGTATGACGTGTGTTGGATTAAAGCGCTTAGTTTAAGTGTCAGCGGTAGAATAATAGACACGATGATTGCATCGGCCCTTGTTGATGAAAATCAAATGCGCTATGACTTAAACAACTGTGCTAAAAGATACACCGGCAAAACAAAAAATGAAAGCGATTTATATGCAGCTGCAAAAGATTGGGGTGTTGACGCCAAGGCAGAAATGTATAAACTACCTGCCATTTATGTAGGTGCATACGCAGAAAAAGATGCCGAGATAACTTTAGAGTTATGGCAAGAACTTAAAAAAGAAATACTTCACCAAGATATACAATCTATTTTTGATATGGAGACTGAGTTGTTTCCTTGTCTTGTTGATATGCGTTTCCTAGGGGTGCGGGTAGACGTGACAGCAGCCAGTCAATTAAAAAAAGAACTAACCAAAAAAGAAGAATTGTTATTACACCAAGTGAAAAAAGAAACAGGAGTAGACACTCAAATATGGGCTGCAAGATCGATTGCCCAAGTCTTTGACAAGTTGAAATTAGACTACGATAAAACTGAAAAAACATCTGCACCTTCCTTTACTAAAAACTTTTTACAGAATCACCCCCACCCACTGGTGAAACGAATCGCCCAGGCTCGTGAAATAAACAAAGCCCATACCACGTTTATTGATACCATACTCAAACATTCACATAAAGGTAGAATACATGCTGATATTAATCAACTTAGATCAGATAATGGCGGAACTGTGACAGGCAGATTTAGTTATTCGAACCCAAATTTACAGCAAATTCCAGCTAGGAACAAGGACCTCGGACCTTTAATTAGGGCCTTATTTGTGCCCGAGGAGGGCCATACATGGGGTTGTTTTGACTATTCTCAACAAGAGCCTAGGCTGGTAGTGCATTATGCAGCTTTACAGAATCTCTATGGAGTGGGCGATGTATTGGAGGCGTATCGTGAGGGAGACGCTGATTTTCATACGATCGTTGCTGATATGGCAGAGATCCCTAGATCACAGGCTAAGACTATAAATCTTGGCCTGTTCTACGGTATGGGTAAAAATAAATTACAAGCAGAACTTGGTGTATCTAAAGATGTATCGGATAGTTTGTTTAGACAATACCATAATCGAGTACCGTTTGTTAAACAACTGATGGACAATGTAATGAGCAGAGCGCAAGACTCTGGTAGAATTAGAACTTTACTTGGAAGACTTTGCAGGTTTCATTTATGGGAACCAAATCAATTCGGTATTCATAAAGCATTACCACACGATGCAGCGCTCTTGGAACACGGACCAGGGATTAAACGTGCTTACACATACAAAGCATTAAATAAATTGATACAAGGATCAGCAGCTGACATGACAAAAAAAGCAATGATAGAACTGCACAAAGAAGGTATCATACCACATATACAAGTACATGATGAACTTGATATATCTGTTGAGAGTCCTGAGCATGCACAAAAGATAAAAGATATTATGGAAAATGCTGTTGACTTAGAAGTACCTAACAAGGTAGATTATGAATCTGGTCCTAATTGGGGCCAAATTAAATGATAAATTATGGCTTACTTAAATGCAAATATTCCTGTACAATACGCGCAAATAAAAAAGGAGTATTTATATGACCTTAAAAAACATAAAGGCGAAGTTGAAGACTGTATTATCTTCGGTATCACATCACTTACCGGAAGGGCTATCCTCTTCCATGCCATCATGGAAAACGGTGCTGTCTTTTATCGTCTCCCCATATCAGCTTTTATTCAACGTGGTTTTCAACCGGAAGCTGTTCCATCCCAGAGACTTGATGAATTGGAATTGTGGAATAGTTTTTCTTATTACCCTGCTGTTACTTCTTGGGATCTTTTAGCATCCGTTTCAGGAAAATACATTGGTAAAGATAAAAAGTGGCATCATGGTAAGTATTTATTTACCGTTGACTGGGGACACCCAGATGCTAATATACTAAATTCTGATCATTCAGAGATACCGCACGAACATAAGTGCGCTCACATAATTGCGTTAGACAACGGCAACTATGCAGCACAACCTAACAACAGATGTATCTGGGACCTACCTTCTTTCACAGTAAAGGACACTACTCCTGACTGGAAAGTACAAACTTCAGAATGGAATGTAGAAGATACCGGAGCATGGAAAACAGAAGATACGGATAACTTCTTCTATGAAATTGAAGAAAAAAAATGAGGATAGTAAATGAACTTAGCAGA